TTTTACCGACCAAATACGCAGGAAACAGGTAAGAGGCGAACTCCGATTTAGTATGACGTGGTGGCATATTGATAATTAAGCGTTTTAGTTCGCCTGTGGCTATTCGGTCAAAGGCTCTTGCCATAATACGGTGGTGCTCGCCCTCAATAAACTCGGTCCACATACTTTTAACGAAGTCTAAAAAACTGGTTTGTAATGTTTCCCTGACCTCCAGGTCTGCGAGACGTTGGGATAGCTCAAGATGTTCGACAAGAAGCTCTTCGGGAATGTGCTCTAGTTCTTTAGTCATTTACTTTTTTATGCAATAAAAACTTTTTGCAAAATTTTGTTGAACAAGGAGTCCGAACCAACGCGAAGTTATTTCTAAAAGGTTCATTACCACAGGGGGGGTCATCAATTGTAGAATAGCATATATAGAAACTCCAGAAGAAATAGGGAAGTTACAAAGATCATGGTCCTTCGACTGTTGCCGAATGTGTTCTAGAACAGAGTCTATCACGAACTATCCTCAGCCAAGAGTCGATCGCCCACCATTACTTGTGCTTCGCCATCGATTATTGGTAGACTGCCTCCTGACTCTTGGTGTATTTCCTGAATACGTTGGATAATGTCCGCCTTAGACATTGTTTGTACTTTACTGACCAATACCTCTTTACGATCTATATATAATCCCGCTGCCTTCCCCCTATTTATCTCGGCGGTGACTGCTGCTCCGAAGGCTTTGTTCGAGAATGCTTCGTCCCTTATCTTTTCTAGATTGTTTAGGTGTTTTGCTAGGGTAAGTGTTGCTCGATTGGCTCCTCGACTCTGTAGTTCTCGAATACGCTCTACAACTGAAGACTCGTGGTTTGCCAAAAAGGAACCAGCCCTTCTGGCATTCTTGTGTGAATAACCAGCGTTCATAGCTGACTCTTTTAGGTTAGTTCCCTTTGCTACTTCTTGAGCGAATCGCTCCTGCTTCGGTGTTAGCTTCTTTTCTTTCATAGCCCTTATATATACGTGTTCTCGATCTCCATTCTAAGAAATATATTCTCTTTGCCTGCTATCGTAAAGAATCGCATTAATATCTCATATTAGGTCCACAGCTAATAGGGGTTCTAATAGCCCATGCCAATAGCCCACAGTCCCTTATCCACCAGTCTTTCTTCCTTCCCCTATTACCTTATTAGCTGTTTCTCATATTTTATGAAACTGAAAACTTTTTTGTGTGTGTCCATATATAGGCAATACTTCGTATATAATTCGACCAATTCATGGACATTCACAAGCTGTTTCGTTACACACCCGACCACGTCAACAAGAACCTTCGTCAAGCCACCGATGGCTATGTACTTAAACCAGACGAGGGCTTCCTCCCATCCGACGAAGTTAAGACCAGAGTCCAAGAGTTTGTGTCCGAACCAGCCACCGACATTATTAGCTTCCCCTATTTGACTCCCGCATATTGTGCGGAGTTAATTGAACTTTGCGAGGAGATTGACCATTTCAAGCATCGAGCAGGCGATGAATACCCTGCTCCCGAAATGGACTTAAAGGACATATCACCTTATATCAACGCCACCCATATAGAAATGATAGAGAAACATGTATTGCCCATAGCCACCAGCGTGTGGGGTTTCCCTGTAATCTGGTTGTCGTCGGCATTTATCGTAAAGCATTCGATGGATGGCCAAACCGGCAATGCGGGATGGCACCACGATGCCTTGGGAGATATAACGCTTAGCGTTCAGCTAAACGATAATTTCGAACAGGGTGGAGTGTACTTTAAAAGGCAGGATTTTATGGCAGGAAAGTTAAACACAGGGGAAGCGATACTGTTTCCGTCTAAGGTGACACACCGTCACACCGCCTTAAACATAACCTCGGGGACACGTTACAGCTTGACGTATTGGATGGCTGGAGACGTCCCAGAGGGATTATCACTAAGAAAGGAGTAGTTATGGGTAAACCACATTTTAAAGTTGTTAAACAAGACGAGCGTTACACGGTCAGCGATAACACTGATTTAACTGCATTCGTCGTCAGTCGCACCATTTTATACGCAGGAAAACAAACCACAGGGCATAAACATAAAGGGCAAGAAGAAGTTTACCTGTTCACGCGTGGCGATGGGCGGATGGAACTAGACGAAGAGATTTTAACCGTCGGCAAGGGCGATATAGTCCTCGTGGAGGACGGGCAATTTCACAAGGTATATAACCCCACGCTAACCTCGTTAGAGTTTATATGCATCTTTAACGGCACACGCCAAGTATAAAAAATGGCTCCCGAAGGAACCATTAATTAAGGGGACAAGAACTAGTCTTTAAACAAGTAGATTTATTATTTTAGATAATTGTTTTTGACTATGAGTTTTAAAATAAAATCTTTGGGTAGTAGGTTCAAGATTATCTTGGAAGTTATCCAATAGGTATTGTTTGAATATATTACCTTGAATTGGGTTTTGATATCTTACCTTGATATAGCAACTACCACTACCAACAATCCATGTTGTAACTTGACCGACAACTTGACCGACAACTTGACCATTATCAAGAACAGCTAAAGAAGTCCAACGCTTGTCAGTATCTCTATCTCTACCTTTTAATACATACTTATTAGTCATTTTTTCTCCTTTCTTAATTGACATAAAATTCATGATATCCGATTCTAGAATAAAAGTAAAGGACTTTAAGAAAGAAAAGGACACGTCCTTGTGTCCTTCCTTCATCATGGGAGATGATTCGTTTAGCCTTGGCGTCTATACTTTTTGTAGGAACGCTTTTTGGATTTGTTCATCGTACTAAAACCTATGTTCCTTCGACCAATAGAGGTTTTCTTAGGGGGAGAAATTTCCTTTTTAATAATTGGCGGTCTATAGACTTTAACCATAATTACCACATACTCTAGCCTACAAGTCATCCCTAAGCAATGAAAAAGGACACCTATATAGGTATCCTTTATTAAGGGCTAGCAACGTTATATGAACACTAATATCAAGGCTAACATAAATCCTAATATGAACGCGAACTTAAGAATGAACTTAACTACTAATAGCAACACAAACGCAAACGCCAATAGCAACAGTAGACACACAACATTATTCATTCTATAGATAAGGACTAGCAAAAGCCATATGAACAAGCAACAGCAAAAGCCACACTATAAACAGGGTATTAGTCATTTTTCTTCTTTAAGTTGTTTGTTCTCATACCATCTTTCACAGTGTCTATCTTCAACCCGATTCCAAACATCAACAAATCTGTCCAACCATTCCTTTTGTTCTTGTGTTTCGTAATCTATCTCGGAAGCACTATAATGTTCTAATCCGTTTTCGTCACAAAAGTTAATAAGAATATCGGTCATAAAAACCATAAGATCGAATTTTGATTTTTTAATTGTTTTCATATTTTTCTCCTTTCTTTAAACAATACAATCATGATATCCGATTCCACAACTAAAGTAAAGGAGTTTTTATTAAATAATTAGAGGTATTTGTGCAACTATCACTAAGATAATAAATACTATTAGTGCACCAATCGCCC